GTTCGCGCGTCAAGACATATCGCTCGGAAAGTCCGAGCGAGAAGAATTCTCGACGACAAACCTCCAGGCGAGCGCGCGCAGCACCCGGTATGCCTCGCGGTTGCTCCTCGCGAGGTCGACCATTGCCGCCACCCACTCAGCCATCGACACCGGGCGCTCGTCCTTCATGGGACGGACGATAAGCCACCGGAGTGACTACCGCCCCTTGTCGTTTTCGTTTCCTGGGCGCCTGAACGCCTCGACGGCCGCCTCAACTAGGCGAAGCGCCTCCGCTCCGGACTTGCCGGCAACGATAGGGGCGAGATCTCTCATCAGCTTCAACTGCGCCGCGCTCATGCGCTGATACTGGTGCTGCAGCTCGCCGGCATCGGCGGAGGCGATCGGCGGCATGGGGGGTGGCCAACCAAAGAAGGCATGAACCCGGGCCACATATCGACTGTGCTTCCCGTCGGGGCCAAGCATCTCGGTGAGCTGCCCGGTAGAGCACGGAATGAACTTGGCCAGCGCCGACTGCGCGCCGCGACCGCGCCTCCTAAGCTCTTCCGCTACCCCGCTCTTCCACTGCTCGGTGGTCGGGTAGGTCAGATCGTCCTTCTTCGCCACAGCCAGCATGATTCGACAAGAATCGCTCGGCGGGGCCGAGTCCTGTCTTGACAGGATGCTCGGAATGTCCGAGGAATGGCAAGGTGAAACTCTCATCAGCAATCAAGAAGGCCCGCGCCGCCCGCGGCATCAGCCAGGCGGAGCTAGCCACGATCCTCGGCGTATCGCCGTCGACGGTGGCAGGGTGGGAACTCGGCACACACGGCCTGCGCCTCGACCGCCTCAAGGCGGTGGCGCGAGCGCTGGGCGTCGAGGCAGAGGAGCTTGTCGCGTGATGTTACTCGACGCCAACGCACGGGTCGGCGCCGTCAGCCATGAGGTCACATGTCGCAATGTCGTGGAAGCACATGTCCAGCGTTCGACGACAGTAGGCGATTCTGGAACGCTTGCACCTCGGGTTGGTCGCGAGAGCGCCCCCTGGAATCCTCTCACACGCCTCATTCCGACGAAAACAGCCGCCGCCCTCCTTGTCCTCGCACCACCAGTGGTGCTCGAGGCCACTTGCATCGGCCAGCGCGATCTCCCCTCGAAGAAACAGTTCGACGCTGAGGAGGCGGTCCGAGATCGGAGCCGGCTCTTTGTGGGGTCCGACGAGGCCGTAGCGCGGACCGATCTCTTTCTCGACCGCCGCGAGACGTCCCTCGATCGCACCCATCCGTGTCTCGAAAGCGTGGCCGTCGCCAGCCGGGCGAGCCGCATCGCACGCGGCCAGCAAGGCAAGAAGCGTCGCCACCCTCACCCCGCCATCCTCGCCGAGTCCCTCTCATGACGCAACCACAGACACACAACACGCCCGCCACCTGCGACCGCTGCGGCCAGCGGCGGCCGATCATGCTCGCGTCGTCGCCGCACTGGTACGAGTGCAGCCGCTGCTACCGCGGCGAGGTCCCGCCGATGGATATGGCGCTCAAGCGGGCGATGACGGAGGGGCGATGACGGTCGCGGTCCGCATCGAGGGCGAGGCATTCTCCGACCTTCGCTACTCCGTCCTAGCAAAGCTCTGCCAATTGGCAGACGACGACCATGCGAGAGGCAAGATGGCCAGGCTGTGGGCGCACTGCACTGCACGTGCCTCGCACACACTTCCACGCGAAGTTGTAGCGGCTGTTTTGGGCGATTCTGGCCCTGAATCGCTAGTAAGCGCCGGCCTCGGCGAACCATCGGACGACGGAATCCGCATCCGCGGCACGCGTGGTCGGATTGAGTGGCTCGCAAAGCTGCGAAAGAACGCAAGAAAAGGCGGGCGCGCGAAAGCTGCCAAAAGGCAGAACATTGGCAGCCCAGAAGGCGACCCAGGTGCTTGCCAGACGCCTGCCAGTGCTCACCCAGAACCCTTCCCTCTTTCTCCTTCTCTTTCTCCTTCTCTTTCTCAGAGATCTCAGAAAGAAGAGATCTCTCCTCGCAAGCCGAAGCGACCAAGAACCCCCCTGCCCGAAAGCTGGTCCCCTTCCGCTGCTCTCGCAGCGGTAGCGCGCGAGGAGGGCAGGGACTGCGAGCGAGAGGCGAAGCGCTTCCGAGATCACGCGCTCTCCAGCGCGCGCATCACCGCCGACTGGGACGCAGCCTTTCGCAACTGGCTACGCAGCGAGCACGGGCGCAGTGCCCGCTCCGGCGGGCAGCGCCTCGGGCCCACCGGGGTTGCTCTCGCCGAGCTGGCGAGGCTCGAACGCGAAGAGGCCGCAGCGGACAACGCAAACACGGCGCAAGACGCCGATTGGTGGGGAGCATGACCGAGGCAGAATCACAGCGACTCGTCGCAATCCTGTTCACGTCGTTTGCGTCGCAGCTTGGTCGCCTCGGCGACCAGCAGCTCGCCGATACGCAGCGCGCGTACCGCCGCTTTCTTGCCGATCTGACGTTCGCCGACGCAGAGGCGGCGGTTGCGCGCATCGTGCAGACCTCGCGCTTCATGCCGACAATCGCCGAGATCCGCGACGCCGTGCTCACGGTGCGGACCGGCGATGTCCGGCCCGGCGGCGATGCGTGGGGGGACGTTCGCCGGGCGATCTCGCGCTGGGGTTCCTATCGCGTGCCGGGCGTCGACTTCAACTTCGCCGACGAGACGGTGCACCGCTGCGTTGCCGCTCTCGGGTGGGACTCGCTGTGCTCGAGCGAAAACGAGACCGCCGACCGGGCGCGGTTCGTCCAGCTCTACGACCAGCTCGCCAAGCAGTCGAGAAGTTCGTCGGCGGCGTCGCCTGGACTGGCCGCCGGGCGCAGCGATGCGCTCAGGCTCGTGGGCGATGTAGCGAACGCGATCGCGGTGAAGCCATGACCGGCCGCATCGCCTCCGTCTGCTGCCTCAACTGCGACACCCGCCACACCGTCGCCGTCTCGGATCACCTCGCCCCGCTCGACGCCGTGGGCGCCGTGCTCAAGAGCCTCGCCGTCGCCGGCTGGCTGTCGTGGGACGAGGGGAGATTGTGCCCGCGCTGCAGCGACTGCGCGCTCAAGGCGCCGCGCGGACGGCGTGAGACCGAGCAGCTGATCGGCGCCATCGCCAAGCGCATCGAGCGGCGCCAGGTCGAGGTCGTCGGCGAGGTGGGACGATGACCGGCCCCGGGCTCGAGCGATGGATCGTCCGCTGCGATGGCTGCGGCGACGAGGTGGCCGGCGAGGGCCTGACTGACGCGCTCGCATCGGCGGCGGCGGTCGATGCGGCGGCCAGGCGGGGATGGCGGACCACCTGGGGAGGGCGCGGCCGCTGGGACAGCTGCCAGGCTTGCCAGCGTGCCCAAGGCGAGGCGATTCACGCGGGGGTCAGCAAGTGAGCAGGCGAGGCGATTCGTTTGTGTGGCGGGGCAAGCGGCGACGCTCGGGCGTGGCCGGCGTCGTGGTTGCCGATGAGCCGGTGAGGCGCGGGGGGCGCCCGCCTGGCTGTCAGCTCGAGCTCGATGGGGCGACAATCGCATGGCTCCGCGAGCAGGCCGCGGCACATGACTGCTCGGTCAGTGCGGTGCTCGAGAGCCTGATCCCGCGCGATGGTGCCCCGTGACCGACTCCTGGTGGTGGTCGCTGGCGATCCTCGCGGTGGTGTTTGCCGCGGGGATGGGCACGCCGACCGATGACGAGTAGTCGCGATCGTCCGCAGAACGCCGCCTGGGCCGCTGTGCAGATCGCTCTCTAAGAGGGCGCGCGCGTCGAATCGTGTCTGTCAGCTGGATTACAGTTGGCGTGCGGTGAATTGTCGCTGGTCGAGTCCATAGCGCGACACTTGTAACGACTCGTTGACAAATGACCATACACATGATGTCATGCGCCCATCGGTCGCGACAACGCGCCGGACAACCAGGGTGAATGCCAGGGCCACAACATCTGCAGCCGGTCGAAGTGATCGCGGTCGAGGGCGCGAAGCTCCGGCGGCATATCCTCGACCTCGAGGCGTCGCGGGTCATGCACCTGGCCCGCCTGGTTGGTCGTCGTCTACGTCGACACATCGACAAGACGCCAGAGGATGCGGTGCCGGATGCCGAGTTCGTCGAGTCGGCGAAGTGGGTATCCACCACGGTGCTCGGGCTGCTCAAGGAGCAGCGTGCGCGCGCCGAACTGGCGAAGGGGCAGCCCATGGATGACGCTGAATTCGAGCGGGCGTTTCGCGCCGAGGTGGGGCGCGTCGTCGAGGCGATGAGCGACGAGGAGTTCGCCGAGCTGGCAGCGAAACGGGGGCGAAAGTGATCGCCACGCAGCGCGCCGAGCGGGCGGCGGTGGACGTGTTCATCCGCGCGGCCTGCGCGGAAGATCAGAGCTACATCGCCTCGACGCTCATGCACTCGATTCGGACGCCGCGCGGCCTGCCGATGCCCAAGCGCGACTCCAACGCTGTCGTCGACTACCTACTCGACGCCAAGGGCGTGAGGCTCCTCGTCGCCTGCAACGAGGACGGGAAGATCGTGGGCTGGCTCTGTTGGTCGCCGCTCACGGCCACGCGCCTGGTGCACTACGTCTACGTCCGCAAGGACTGGCGGCAGCGCGGCATCGCCAAGGCGCTGATGTCCGGTGCGCATCTCGACGACGAGCGCTCGAGCCTCGTCTACACGCTCAAGGGTCTATCAGCCGACTGGCTGCTCGACCTCTACCCTCACGCCGTCTACGTGCCGATCCAGGAGGCTATCTCGTGAAGCTGCAACCCATCTTCGACCGCGTTCTCGTGCTGCCCATCAGCGAGGGGCGCACCACCAAGGGCGGTCTACTGATTCCCGACGTGGCCTCGCACAGTCGCGCATGGCAGTACGGCGACGTCGTGGCGGTCGGCGCCGGGCGAGCCGACGCCGCCGGACACGTCGTGCCGATGAACGTCAAGCCGGGCGATACGGTCATGTACGGCCGCAAGTCAGGCACGCTCATCCCGATCCCCGGCGACGACGGGGAAGAGGTCCCGCACGTGCTCCTGCGCGAGCCCGAGATCTTGGCGGTCGTGACAGATTTGCCGCGGGACACCGGCCTCATCGGCGCCGATGGGCTGCGGCTCCTGTCGATGCTGCCGCAGTCGATCGCCAAGTCCGATTCGAGCTACCAGGCCGAGGCCGAACTCGACGCCGCCCAGCGCGAGGGCTGGGACACCGGCGATCACATCGACGAGCCAGAGCCAGCATGATGGGGAGATGCGGATGGTGCCTGGCCGCAGGCTGCCTCCTGGTCGACCTGTACAAGACGCCGACCTGCGCATCATGCGCAGCGGCGACGTCGCGCGAGCGAGTGAACCGATGGCAGCGCGCCGTGTTTGGGCGCGCGAAGGAGAGAGAATGCCGATCACCATGATCCAGTTTCGCGAACCAGTGGCCGTGCCTGGCGACACCGGCGCGATCGACACCTGGACGCCGCTCAAGCACGGCAAGGCGGTGCCGCATGTGACCGTGGAGGGGCCCTATGCGGTGCTCCAGATCCACAACGGCGACGTCATCAAGGTGCCGATGAGCAACATCGTAGCCTTCACGGAGAAGCCGGAAACGATGAAGGTGGCGAAGCTCGCCGGGGGCAACAAGTGACCGCGGCGCACCTGCCCACGGACTCGACGCCGGGGATGTCGCACGATGAGGCGCTTGCCTACGCCGAGTTCAAAGCGGCCGCCGGGCAGCTGGCGACCGCCGAGCAGGCCCGCGGCGCGGCCGTGCAGCGATTCCAGGCGGCACTGGCCAAGCTCAACAGCATCGTCGCTCCGCCGCCGGGGCCGTAGCGGGCGCATTGTTCAGTGACGGCCGCCGCTTTCAACGGGCGTTCGCTGCCCGCCAGGCCCGGCGGCTCGCGGTTGCACAGGCCGAGCAGTTCACCGCCGAGTGGTTCCCCGAGCAACGCGCGTTCTACGAGGATCCGGCGCAGCTCGTTGCGGCGATCTGTGGTCGACGAGCCGGCAAGACGCGTGGCGGCTGTCGACACTTCGTCAAGCTCGCGCGGACGATTCGAGGCGCGCGCCTCCTCTACCTCAACGAGACGCGCGGCGAGGCGGAGAGGCTCGCGTGGTTCGGCACGCAGAACGATGGCATGGCGAGTCTGGTCACGCGCTACGGGATCAACGCGAAGCTCGACGCGTCCGACCTGTCGATCTACTTCCCCGACACAGACGCGTGGATCTGGCTGCGGGGCGCCAAGGATGAGCGCGAGGTCCGCAAGGCTCTTGGCGGCGCCTATCACGAGGTGTGGTGGGATGAGGCGCAGAAGATTCCGCCCAAGCTCGAGTCGACCATCCGCGAGGTGTTCATGCCGGCGCTGCTCGACTTCGGCGGCCGCTTCCGCACGACGGGGACGCCTGTGCGCCAGATGGCCGGGCTCTTCCACGACGCGACGAGGAGCGACGGCAAGCGCAACGCGCAGTGGTCGCTACATCACTGGACCCTGCTCAACAACCCTCACTTCGGCGCGACGGCAGAGGAGCGGTGGTCGCGCGGCATCGTCGGACTGCAGCGCCTCTACGGCGGCGAGGATGTGGTCACGATCGAATCGCCGATCATGCAGCGCGAGGCGTTCGGCCGATGGGTGCGCGAGGATGCCGCCTTCGTCTATGCCGTGCACCGCGTACCACACGATCGTCTACTCTACGCGCCCCACCGCGCTCGAGCTGACGGCTTCGTCGATGTCCCGAGGGCGCTCGCCGATCTGCCGTGGCGCTGGCAAGACGCCCAGTTCGCGCTCGGCTGTGACATCGGCTGGTATCCGGACCCGTTCGCGCTGTGTCTCTGGGCATGGCATCCGCACGATCCTCGGCTCTACGAGGTGTGCAGCTGGAAGCGGAACTACATGACCGCCGACGAACAGAATGCAGCGCTCAACGCGATCCGGCAGCATGTGGCGGTGGGCATGGTCGTGGCCGACGGTGGCAGCCCGAGCAAGCCGACGGTGCAGGGCTGGGCTCGCGAGTGGATCGAGCGGTACAACCAGCCCTTCGTCGAGGCCGAGAAGAGCAACAAGCACGGATCGATCGACACCTACAACAACGACATCGTGCGCGGGCTCGTGCAGTTCCGCGACGGCGGTCCGCTCTTCGAGGAGATGTCGCAGCTCCAGTGGTCAGGCGTCGTGAGCGGCTCGGGGCGCCTCGTTGAAGATCCGACCATGGCCAACGACGTCTGCGACGCGTCGCTGTACGCGCACCGCCACAGCTACCAGTTCCGGTGGCGGCCTGAGGAAAAGAAGCCCGACGCGGGGACGGTGGAGTACGCCCTGCGCGAGGAGCGCGAGATCGAGGAGGATCGGCTAGATGACGAAGCGATCTACCACTGAGCGAGTCAAGGATCTGCTGCTCTGGGCGCGGCAGCACAAGATCGCGATCACGAGCATGGTCGTCGGCGACGTGTCGCTGCAGCTCGCTGACCTGGCGCTCGGCGACGCAGCGCCGCGGGCTCGCACCGACAACGACCGCAAGGCGGACATGTTCCGCTTGTACGGTGGGACCGTCCTTGACGAGCTGCACGCCGAGCCGACCGGCGCGGTCATCGAGGAAGAGGACGAGTGATCTCCGACGATCTACTCGACAAGCTCGGCCGCGGCGCCACGCCGATGGCCGGTGACGTGCTTGAGCTAGTCACGGAGGTGAGGCGACTGCGGGCAGGTGTCATCCCTGCATCGGTCATCACCCAGGAGGCGTTCGACTCGGTGCGCAAACAGCGCGATCGGCTCGCGGTCGACGTCGAGCACCTGCGCAACGAGGCGCTGCAGATGGCGGCCGCGGTCAAGGTCGCCGAGGGGGAGCACCGCGCAGCCCTGGCGGCTCTCGAGGGCGCCAAGCGCGAGGCGGAGGCGGCCGCGCGGGCGGCCAACGTAGCCGGCGAGGCGTATCGCGTCACATCGCTGCGGGCGTCTAGCCTCGTCGAAGCGTGCCTCCGGTGGCGCCGCTTCCGCAACGGGTCGACCCTTGAGCGCGCGATCGAGCGCTACCTCGAGGAGGGCGGCGCCTCAGTGGCGACAGATGTCACCGATTCTTGACAAGTGACCATATACGTGTTGTCATTCCCGGCAAGGGATGGCCAAGGCCCGCCCAGTCGCCGCTCGTCGGCGACGTGACAGGGATGAGGGGCACGAGGACGACGGCAAGCGTCGGAGCGTCCAGTGGTGGCGCTGTGAGTCGGGGCAGGATGCAGCCGGCAAGCTGTGGACGTGGTGCGACCGGCTCAAGCAGCGATGGTCCGCCGACGGCCTGCAGGACCTGATCTTCGAGGCCATCTATCGCGACGAGCCGCTCGGCTCAGCGTTCAACGTCGCCCACATGCGCGGCAGCCGGCTGCAGCACAGCCGCTCGCCGATGAACGTGATCATGGGCCTGGTCGACACCGCGACCGCCAGGCTCACCAAGCGACGGCCGATGCCGGTCGCCGGATGCGATGATGCCGGTTGGTCCGAGAAACTGTTCGCCAAGTCGGTCTCGCGCGTCATCCGCCGCAAGATGGGCGGCCCCGGCGTCGAGCGGATGTCGCCGGATCTGATTCGCGACTTCATCATCCGCGGCACCGCAGTCGCCAAGGCTGTCCGCATCGGCGGCGACGTGTCCACCGAGCGCGTGCCCATCTGCGAGATCGTCTACGACCCGCGCGAGGCGTACTACGGCCCGCCGCGGCAGCTGGCGCACGTTCGACCGGTGGCGCGAGAGGTCCTCTGCGAGGAGTTCCCCGAGTACGCCGAGCAGATCGAGTCAGCCAGCGAGTTCAATCGCTCGGATCCGTGGGTGCTGCACATGTACGCCGGTCCCAGCTTCGCCGACCACATCGAGATCGCCGAGGCGTGGCACCTGCCTAGCGGCCCCGGCGCCGACGACGGGCAGCACATCATCGCGATCCGCGGCGTGACACTTCTGCGCGAGCCGTGGAAGGTCCCCCGCTTCCCGCTGTCCTTTGCTCACTGGTGCGCGCCGATCCGCGGGCTGCGCGGCTCTGGTCTCGTTGAGCAGCTCATGCCGAGCCAGGCGCTGATCAACGAGATCCTCGCCGACGCCAAGGAGGGGCTGCACTACGGCAGCCAGCTCAAGCTGTTCGTCCAGCGCGGCTCGAACGTGATCAAGAACCACCTCCGGTCTCGTCACCCCGCGGTGATCGAGTTCGACGGGGCGGAGCCGCACTACGTCGCCCCGAACCCGGTGAGCGAGCAGGCGCTGCGGATCCTCGATCTGGTGATCAACCGCATGCATGAATTGTCGGGGATCTCGCAGATGGCGGCGCAGAGCAAGAACCAGCTCGGGGCCGGCGCGTCGGGCAAGGCGCTGGACACTCTCGACGACATCCAGAGCGATCGCTTCGCGCACGTCGAGGCCGGCTACATGCAGTTCCGGTGTGACATGGCCGTCAACATGCTCGACATGGCACGCGCGATGGTCGAGGAGGCCAAGGGCGAGCACGTCTTCGACGAGCAGCCGGCGCCGATCGCCAAGCGAGACCTCGCCCAATGGGTCCAGGCGATCGATTGGGGAAAGTTCGACATCGACGCCGGCCCCTATCACATCGCGATCGAGCCGATCAACTTCCTGCCCGATAGCCGCGCCGGGAAGCTCAGCTTCGCCAAGGAGCTGTCAGCCAACGGCCTGATCCCGGATCCGACGATGACCGCGGCGCTCTTCGACGAGCCCGACATTCAGAAGGTGAACCGGTCGATCTTGGGCCCATACCGGAACATCGAGCGCATGCTCGAGGGAATCGCGGACGTCGACACGCCGATCGAAGAGGTGCTGCCGACACGTAACACCAACCTCCCCCTGTTCGTCCTGATGGCCAAGGGCGAAATGGAAGACGCCTTCGCGATGAAGGCCGACGACGAGGTGATCGAGCGCTTCCAGCAGTCGCTCGAGTACGCACAGCAGCTCACCGAGGGAAGCTCGCCGCCGAGCTTGCCGGGAATGCAGGCCGCCAACATGGGCGCAGCGCCAAACGCGGCGACGCTGCAGCCCGAGTTTGGCGGCGGCGCGGCTCCCATGCCGATGCCACCAGGTGATCCGGGGATGCCGCCGACAGGGATGATGCAATGATCGACAACGACCAGGACGAGCCCGCCGACACCTCAGGGATGGAGCCGGAACTCCGGCCGGGCATGACCGAGCCAGAGGTCTCCGGCGGCGCAGGCGACGAAGACGCCGTCTTCGGCGGCGACGCGCCGCCCGTGCCGCGACCCTCGCGCCGCATGTCCGATGAGGCGCGAAAGCTCATGGTCGAGGCGGTGACCAAGCTCAAGGCCTCGCGCAAGAGCGAGGATGATGAGGGGGCCACCGGTGAGTTCGATGAGGCCCCCGCCCCCCGGCCAGTCAACAACAGTTCGGCGCCCCCGGCACCAGCGCCCGTGGCCCCTCCGGCCCAGGCAGCACCCTCCCCGGCACCGGCGCCATCTATCGACCCGGCCGTCCTCGAGACGAAGCGACAATACGAGGCACGGCTAGCAGATCTGGACGCGCGCGAGCGAGCCATCAAGGATCGCGAGGCCGCGCCCGATCTCGCCGGATTCCGCGATGCCTATCTCGAGCGGCCAGCGGCTGCGCTGCGCGACCTGATGAAGGCGCGCGGCATCGCCACGACCGATGAGGAGTGGAAAGAAGAGATACGCGACCTCATCACCGAGCTGTCGGGTTCCGAGCTGGGCGTGGAGCTGCCGCAGGACGTTCGCAACCGTCTGGACGCGCGGCGCGCCATGCGCGCGGTCAAGAACCACAAGGAGCAGCTCACCGCGCGCGAAGCCAAGCTCGAGGCAGAGCGAAGGGCCGCCGCCGATGAGGCGGCCAGGCTGCGAGCTGTCGAGATGCT